AAATTTTTAATATCTTTACGCAATGAAATCAAGAGGATTAGGAGATACTATTGAGAAGATAACTACTGCAACGGGAATAAAAGCATTAGTAAAGTTTATAGCGGGTGATGATTGCGGATGTGACGAACGTAAAGAGAAACTAAATAAATTATTTCCTTACAAAAAATTATCATGTTTAGTTGAAGATGAATACAACTACTTAACAAACTTCTTTAAGGTAACACATAGGGAAGCAATAAAACCAAGTGAACAAATAGAACTATTAACAATTTATAATAGAGTATTCGGAACAAAAGAAGAGCCTACTCAATGTGGTTCATGTTGGAGAGAATTTATAAACAACTTACAAAAAGTATACAACGAATATGAAAACTAAATTAAAAGAAATTGGTTTTAAAGATTTTATTGTAATGTTTAATAAAACAGAAATAGAACTTTCTACGCTTAAATATGAAAATGGAATACTTAGAAGTGAATTAGAAGCATTAAAAGAAGATTTAATTATAAGAATACATAAGCATAACGATAACAGTTATACAATGATTCCAGAAAAAAGATTAAGTAAAATAGAATACTTAATTTTAAAGAAAATGTTAAAACAAATACCAAGAGATGAAAACTAAACTATTAATACTTATTTCACTAATTGCGTTAAGCTGCAAAAAAGATGAGATTAAACCAAACAAGCCACAAGAAATTTGTAACTGTGGTTTAGTAGTAAGCGACAACGTACAAGACTATTCAGTAGTAATTAGAAACAGTTGCTCAGGAAACGAAAAAAGATTTTATCTTCAGGAAGGCGATTGGATGAATGCTCATCCAGGAAGTGATTACTGTATTACAAACGTTAATAATTGGTAAGATGCAATTAAGCGAACAAGAACTTTATAAAATAGGTTTTGATTTTATTCATGGTATACCACAATATAAAATAAACAAAGAAGTATCTATTCAATGGTATCAAGACGAAAACTTTATAACTGTTTTTTACGTAACAGATAAGGATTATAAATTGAGTCCAAAAAATTGGATACAAATGACAAACGTAAACACAATAGATAAAACACAACAACTTATAAAAGAACTATGTCAATAGAAGTAGAGAGAGTATTCAAAAAGCTAATTAAAAAGATTCCACAAGACCAAAAGAATAAAGAGTTTTATTTACTTTGCTTTGGTTTAGCATTCTACAACAAAGAAAAATACAAAGGTTATAAAGTATTTAACGTAGAAAGTGAAAGGGACGAAGTAACAATAATATCAAAGGATGACTTTGTAAGAATGTTTACCGAAGATATAGAAGAAGCACAAGTTGTAAATTGATTAAACAATACTTAAAACAATGGCGGGAAGAGGAGGAGCAATTCCAGGAAATGGTAGAAAGAGCAAAGCAGATGAAGAAAAAGTAAATACTTTATTTGCTAATGCCTTAAAAACATTCTATAAAGTAGATACTGAATTTGAAGCAAAAGAAAAATTAGTTCATACATTATTAGAAAGTCAAAGAGGTCAAATATTTATTAGTGAACATCTATTTGGTAAACCAAAAGAAACAGTAGATAATAATATTACTTTAAACGATATTAATATTAAAGAGCTTGTTAAGTTTAAATAAAAAGTATATTCCATTATTTGCGAATGATTCACGTTACTATGTAATTACGGGTGGTCGTGGTAGTGGGAAATCATTTGGTTTAACCGTATTTTTAGAGCTTCTAACGTACGAAGTCGGACACGTTATACTATTTACTAGATATACATTAACGTCTGCTCACGTTTCAATTATTCCCGAGTTCATTGAAAAGATTGAGTTAGCTGGATTGCAAAACGATTTCTACATAACAAAGGATGAAATTATAAATATTAAGACGGGTTCAAAGATATTGTTTAGAGGTTTGAAAACAAGTAGTGGTAATCAAACTGCAAATCTTAAATCATTGTCAGGAGTAACCACGTGGGTATTGGATGAAGCAGAGGAGTTAACAGATGAAGATGTATTTGATAAGATTGATTTGTCTATACGTAGTCAACTAAAACAAAATAGAGTTATATTAGTCTTAAATCCTGCAACTAAAGAGCATTTTATATATCAAAAGTTCTTTGAAGCAAAAGGAGTTGAAGCGGGAAGCAATATCGAAAAAGGCGATACGACGTTTATTCATACAACTTATGAGGATAATATCGAAAACCTATCAGAAAGTTTCTTAAATCAAATAAAAGACGTAAAGAAACGCAGACCAGAGAAGTATAAGCATACTATTTTGGGAGGTTGGTTAGATAAAGCAGAGGGTGTAATCTTTAAAAATTGGAAAGTAGGCGAATTTATAGAAGTTAGTCCGAGTATATTCGGTCAGGATTTTGGTTTCTCAAATGACCCGACAACATTAATCGAAACATCTATTGATAGTGCTAATAAAATTATCTATGTTAAGTTGCATATTTATCAAACTCACTTAACCACTTCACAAGTTTACGAACTTAATAAAACATTTGCTAACGATTCATTGATAATTGCAGATTGTGCAGAACCTAGATTAATAAACGAGTTACAGGATAGGGGGTTGAATATTGAACCCGCAGTTAAAGGGGCTGATTCAGTTCGATTCGGTATTGCATTGATACAAGATTACGACCTAGTAATTGACGAAAGTAGCATTGATTTAATCAAAGAGTTAAATAACTATTGTTGGTTAGAAAAGAAGTCAGAAACTCCGATTGATAAATATAACCATGCGTTAGATGCTTTGCGTTATGCAGTAACTTATCAGATAAACGAAAATCAAAATAGCTTACCTTTTATTCGATAATACAAATAATAAAAATAAACGTTTTAACATTATGAAATTAGAGTTAATTATACCCGAAAGTTTGAATGAAGTTCCTTTGTTACACTTTCAACAATTTGTTGACGATGTGAAAGGAAGTGAAGACAACGACTATATCGGTCAAAAGTTAGTTGAAAGGTTTTGCGGAATACAATTAAAGGAAATAGTTAAGATTAAACAAAAGGACATTTTAAACCTTACCAATCATTTTAACGAGCTATTTAAAAAGAAGAACGATTTTAAACCTAGATTTAAGATTCAGAATGTTGAGTTTGGTTTTATAACCGATTTAGAGAATATCACAAGTGGTGAATACATTGATTTAGAAAAGTACTTACAAGACGTTAACACGCTTCATAAAGCTATGGCGGTTATGTACCGACCAATAGTTAAGGAGAAAGGCGATAAGTACGAAATAGAACCATATCAAAGTGCTATTAACTACGCTGAAGTAATGAGATACGCTCCACTTTCAAACGTACTAGCTGCACAGGTTTTTTTTTGGAGTTTAGGACAACAATTGTTGAAAGCTATTCCTACCTTTTTGGAGATGGAAATGAAGAAGATGAGCAAGAAACAACAAGCGACTTTAGCGGAGCAACTCAATTTGCAAAGCAATGGGGATGGTATACAAGTATATATGAACTCTCTCAAGGGGATGTTAGAAGATTCGATGAAGTTACAAAACTTTCCATTCATCAATGTTTAACCTGGTTAACTTATAAGAAACAAAGACAAGAAATATTTAAGGAATGAAAGGACACTTACAAATAATAGACGCAATTCGTACACAGTTAGAAGCAGACGAATTTGTTAACACGGTAACAGAGGGAAGTTTATTCGACATTGATTTGGCTAAAGCGACAATGTTCCCCTTATCGCATATTATAGTTAATTCATTCCAATTTAGCGAGAATGTAATTAGATGTAACCTTTCTATACTTGCAATGGATGTAGTTGACCTATCAAAGAAAGAGGTTACAGATGCTTTTATAGGAAATGATAATAAACAATATGTAATTAATACTGCTCTATTAACTTTAAATAGATTGTATCAACAATTAAGACACGGTAGTTTAGTTGATAGCGGTTATATTGTAGACGGTACACCAACAGTTGAACCATTTGAAGAACGCTTTGAAAATTACATTGCAGGCTGTACTATGACATTAGACGTTTCATTTTTCCCTGATATGACAGTATGTTAAACGATGGGGTTCAAAAGGAGTTAAAACGATTCACAGACTACGTAGTTAAAGAAGCGAAGTCAAACTTAACACGTCTTAAAAAGAATAGCACAAAGACGTTATATGATAGCTTAAAAGGTAATGTAAAAGTATCTACAAACTCTTTTGAGATGTCTATATCGATGGAAGAATACGGACACTTTCAAGACAAAGGGGTAAGCGGTAAAAAAGTAAAATACAACACACCTTATTCATACAAATCAAAGATGCCACCACCAAGCAAATTAGATAAATGGATAGTTAGGAAAGGCATTGCACCACGTGATAAGAAAGGAAACTTTATAAGTCGTAAGTCTTTACAGTTTTTAATTGCACGAAGCATATTTAACAATGGAATTAAACCAAGTTTATTTTTAACTAAACCATTTGAAGCAGCATTTAAAAAACTACCAGACGAATTAATTGAGAAGTTCGGTTTAGAAGTTTTAGATTTATTTGATTTCACAATACAAAAACCAAAGAAATGAGTAACAGAATATTTGCAAGGTCGCCTTTTATAATTGAGGTTAACGAGTCAGGACAAACAAGTAGTAAAATAGAGGTGTTTTTATGGAATTCGGGAAGTGTTCCAAGTTCGCCACAATACACACTTAGTAAAGCAATACCAAGTACAACGAATTTACAAACGTTATATAATGTTTCACCTTTGATTAGAGAGTATATTAAGTTCGCTAATCCATCGTTAAATTATAATTCTGTTGGGACTGCTTTGTTCAATCAATCTTATTGTAACGTTCAAATTAAGCGATATAAGAATACGGGTACTTTATTAGACACGACAACTTATTATGGTTTTGACGGTTACTCAGAATACACGGATGGTTACAATTACGATAGAGGTCAATATTTACTAGACGAGGGAACGTATTACTATTACTACGATGATTCATCTACATATATTAACACTAAAGCCGGCGACATTACTTTAGAAGTTGAGAACGGTTGGAAAGCAAAGTTTACTAATCTAATAAGTGGAGCAACAACAACGGGAACCTTTAACTCTAGTGGATTAAAAACAGTTCACCGTGTTAGTGGTACATATTGGGCTGATGGTAACAAGTTAGAGATTACAGACGCTTCAAATAATGTGTTAAGAACGTACTACTTTAAACCAATTGAAGAATGTAAGTACACACCTTTACCGATTGACTTTATTAATAAGTTTGGAGCATGGCAAAGAGAATGGTTTTTTAAGGCGAGTTACGACAATATCGAGATTCAAAATACTGAATACAATTTAATGCCTAGTGTTTTACCTAGTTATAGCACTAAAGAGGGACAAACTAAAACATTTAACACGAACGCAAAAGAAAACATTCGAGTGAATACGGGTTGGGTAAATGAAAACTTTAAAGCAACTATTCAAGAGATAATGTTAAGTGAAAGAATATTATTAAATAACTTACCTGTTAGATGTAGAACTAAAAACATTGAAAAGTTTAAATCTATTAACTCAAAGAATATAAACTATACTTTAGAATTTGATTACAATTTCAACACTTTAAACAACGTTCTATAATGAGAAAGGTAGATTTATATATTGAAACAGTTGAGAATAGTGGTAACTACTCTAAAATAGAATTGTTTAATAATGAAGAAATAACAGTATCTAGTTCGATTCAAAATGTTAACGATATTAGTAAAATATTTACAGACTATTCACAGTCTTTTACAGTTCCCTCAAGTGTTGTTAACAATGCAATATTTGAACACTTTTATAATAATGATATCGACACACTTTTAGACCATAACCTACGTAGAAACGCTTACATTGAAATTGATTATATGCCATTTAGAACGGGTAAAATTCAATTAGAGAAAGCAATGATTAAGAATAACCAAAACGAAAACTATTCGATTACTTTCTACGGGGAAACACTTTCTTTAAAAGATAAGTTTGGGGACACGAAGTTAAAGGATTTAGATTATACGTCTATTACTACAACATACACGGGTTCACAAGTTCAGTCTAGAATTACAGACACAACGGATTATGATGTACGTTACCCGTTAATTAGTTCGCAAAGACTTTGGAGTTATGGCGACACAACGTCAACAGATATAAGTATTCCTGGTGGTCGAATAGATTATGCGGAATTATTCCCCGCTTTAAAAATATCTAAAATATTTGAAGCAATTGAGAATAAATTTAGTTTAGATTTTCAAGGTTTATTTTTAACAGATAAAAGATTTACTAATTGTTTTTTATATTGCAAGAATAAAGAACTTTTTGAAACGTGGACACCTAACACATTACTTAACTATACTTCATTATATCCGGTTCAATATGGTTTGAATTATTCGGGTACGGTTGTAGCTACTGATTATTTTAATACGACAACAGAAGCTTTAAGTTATAGCTTTACAAATGATTTAACTTACGGTCAAAGGTCGCATTCAGTTAATTTTAGTATTCAAGTTGTTACCGCAACTAATTGCACATTCATTGTTGACGTTTATAATTTTGGGGTATTAGAACAAACCTTTCAATTTGCAAATGTAAGTTCGGGAACAAGTTTAAGTACTTTAGTTATAAACGAGTTAGATGTTGTAGGTTTAAATAGGCAATTAACATTTAAAGTTAGAGCGAATAAAGACAGTGTTTACCGATGCTTCGTTGAATACGTACAAAGTTCTATTAACTACGATTTACTATTTTCAATTAAGGCAAGTAGTGCAACGACAACGGCTAGTATTGGCTCAATTGATTTAGCTTCATTCATGCCTGACATGACTGTTTATGATTTCCTTTCAGGTATATTCAAAAACTTTAATTTAACGTGCTACGCTAAAAGTAAAACGATATTTCAAATTGAACCTTTAGAAGATTGGTATAATAAGGGACGAATAATAGATATAACTAAACATACAACAACTGAAGAGATAAGCGTTTCAAGAGTTCCGTTATATAAGACTATTAAGTTTGAACATGAGCAAAGTCAATCGTTCATGAATAGAGAGTTTTTTGATTTATTTGGTAAGGAATACGGCGACTTAAATAATACTTATAACTACGATGGTGCAGACTATCAAATTAAAGTACCTTTTGAAAACTTATTACATTCGGAGTTTGAAGGTACAATGACACAAGTTGGTTATTGCTTAACTAAAAAACCAGACTTTAAACCTTACATACCAAAGCCTATTTTGCTTTATATGTATGAGCAGCAAAGTACAAGTATAAAGTTCTATAACGGTTCAACAACAACCACGCTTACAACTTATATGCCTTTTGGACAAGACATGAAAAAGAGTACTGTTAACTATTCATTAAATTGGGGGAGTGATAATTCAAGTCTTTTAAATGTGCCTATTACACAAGGTAAATTTGCGACTTATTACTATGGTTATTTATCTAACTTATTTAACAAAAAGAATAGAGTTACAAATGTTAAAACTATTTTACCATTAAGCATACTTACAACGCTTAAATTAAACGATAGGTTAGTGATTAGAGATAAGCGATATATCATTAACCAAATGAATAGTAAGCTAACAAATGGCGAAGTTAATTTGGAATTGATAAACGACTTTAGACCTGTTAAATCTAACACAACGTTTAAAGCAAAGAAGCCAACAAGCACAGTAGATGTTGAAGTATTATTCCCTAACTATGTAAAGAGTGCAAGTATAACAACAACAACGGGAGGAGTTACTATCTCACCAAGTTTAATTACTAGTGAACAACGTATAGCCGTAACCGTTCCAACTGATACAAATGTTTACTATGGTCGAATCACTGAAGATGGTAACATAAGAGTCTCTGAAACGTTTTCAAATAGAATCACAGAGGGTGGCGACAACAAGATAATCGAGTTGGAAATAGAATACACTTTTGAAGATGGAACAATTGATAAATACTACAGTTATATAATACAAGAGCAATGATAGCACAACTAATTCAACTATTACAAATATCAGATTTTTACGGTCAAAGTGAATTTATTGATATAGCGAAAGGAAAGTTTAAAATTGAAACTACTATTAAGGGAACTTATAAGCAAAGTGTTAGAAAAATAAAAGCGATAAGAAATGGCTATTAAAAAGGAAATTGAATTAGAAGTAAAAGTTGATAGCGTAGGCACACTTAAACAACAACTAAAGGAAGCACAAAGAGAAGTTGAAGCATTAGCAGCCAAGTTTGGGGCAACGTCTGAACAAGCGACAAACGCAGCAAAGAAAGCCGCTGAATTAAAAGACCAAATCGGGGACGCTAAAGCCTTAACGGATGCCTTTAATCCTGATGCTAAATTCAACGCATTCGGAAGTGCTTTACAAGGTGTAGCAGGTGGTTTTAGTGCAGTTCAAGGAGCAATGGGTCTTGTAGGTGTTGAATCGTCAGCAGTCGAAGCTACATTGTTAAAGGTTCAAAGTGCAATGGCATTAAGTCAAGGAATCAATAGTGTAATGGCTGCAAAGGATTCTTTTACTAACCTTGCTGCAGTAATTGGAAAAACTGCATTAGGTCAAAAGTTGTTAACTGCTGCACAAGTAGCTGGGGCTGCAACTATGCGAATTCTTAATATTGTAATGGCTGCAAATCCGATTCTTTTAATTGTGTCGGGGATTACTGCATTGGTGGGAGCTTTCTATATGTTGGTAAGTTCACAAGAAGCTGCACAGGTTTCAGCTTCTGATTTGAATAAAGAATTAGAAAGGCAGTCGGATATACTTGAACAATCTTCTAAAGATATTGAAACCTATTCAAAACTAGAGCTAGCATACGCAAAACAAAGAGGAGCAAGTGAAGAGGATTTAACTAAAATAAAAACAAAGGCAACAAAAGACCAAATATCGCTATTATACAAAAACTATATAGAAACCCAAAAGACTTATGATAAAATAAAGGATTTAAGAAAAAAAGATTTAGCAACTATTGAAGAGGTTAATGAAGCGTCAAAGAAAGAGCAAGAATCATATAACAAATGGCAAGATGCAGTAAAAGCTAAAATGGTTTCAGATGCTGAAGCAGATGCAGACAAAGCAGAAAAGCAAAGAGAAGAGCAAGCAAAGAAAGCAGAAGAAGCAGCAAGAGAAAAAGCAGCAGAAGAAAAAAGAAAGCAAGACGAAGAAGATGCAAAAAATGAAGAAGCGTTTTTGTTAAGTGCAAAAGATAGAGATAAAAACTTTAATGATACGATTAGACATAATTACATAGAAGCAGACAACATTAAACGAAAAGCTCTTAGTGATTTCAGAGACTATGTTAAGTTACAAAACGAAAGAGAATTAGAGGAAGCCAGATTAAAAGCTGAAGAGGAATTAAGAATTGAAAAAGAAAAAGAAGAAGCAAAAAAACAATTAAGAGCAAACCAAATACAAGGAACGTTAGACACATTAAACGCATTAGCAAACCTTAGTGAATTATTCGCAGGTAAATCAAAAGCACAACAAGAAAGAGCATTTAAAATACAAAAGGCAGTTAACATCGCTACTGCAGTTATAGACACTTATAAGGCTGCAAATGCTGCTTTAGCTTCTGCTCCTCCTCCGTTTAGTTTTATCGCAATGGGTGCTGCAATTACTGCTGGTTTAGTTAACGTAAAAAAGATAGCTTCTCAAAAGTTTGAGGGTGGTACTGCTTCAAGTGGTGGTGGAGGTGGCTTTAGTGGTGGAGGCTCAAGTCCTAGCGGTATGAATGGCTCAACTGTAATAACACCAAACTTTAACATAGTAGGTAATAACGGTCAGAATCAATTAGGTCAACTAGGTTCGCCAATTCAAGCCTATGTTGTAAGTAGCGACATGACAAGTCAACAACAATTAGATAGAAACAGATTAAGAAATGCAACGTTCTAAAATTATGAAAAAGATACAAGACATTGAAATGATAATAAGCGATGAAAGCGTTGACGGTGTCTTCGCAATTTCGCTAGTAGATAAACCAGCCATACAAGAACAGTTCATTTATTTGTCTAGTCATGAAATTGAGTTAAAGGTAACCAACGAAGAAAAGAGAGAGGTTGTAGGTATTGCTTTAGTGCCTGACAAAAAGATTTATAGAAACATAGACGGCGAGGAGTTTAACATCTATTTCACTTCACAAACTATTGAAAAGACTAATGAACTTTTCATGAAGAATCTTAACCTAAATAAAATTACTTCACAACACGAAAGAGATGTTGAGGGTGTTAGTGTTATTGAAAGTTGGATTGTTGAAGATTCTAAACAGGATAAATCTAACATCTATAAACTTAACGCACCCGTAGGAAGTTGGATTGTAAAGATGAAAGTTTACAACGATAGCGAATGGACACGTGTTAAGAATGGAGAGTACAAAGGTTTCTCAATTGAGGGAAAATATAAAGAAGCTGATGTTAAAGCGAGTGAGCAAGTTTCTGAAACAGATGAATTAATCAAAGAAATAGAAAACTTAATTAATGAGTGAAATACCATATTTTGTAAGGTATAAAGACGTTACTACTTTAGATGGTACGGAAAGCATTTATTTAGATGCTGCAGATTCTGACGTTCCAAAGAAAATATTGTATACTGATTTTAGTTCAAGTATTAGTACGATTTCAAGTGGGAATATTGTTTTTGTTCAAAGCAAGTCAGATTTACCAACTGCAGTAAGTGGGGTTATTACATTAGCTGATTCAATTAGTTATTTTTTTACTACAACGGTAGACTTAACGGGAGATAGGTTAGTATGTGGATTAAACACGGTTATATTAGGAGCAAGTTCAGAAAACTGTTATATAAAAAGTACGGGTTTAAGTTCATCAACTGCTTTAGTTACTTCGGTTTATTCTTTGCCTATTCGTAATATATCATTTACACACGGAACAGTATTTGATTTGGATGGCGACGGTGTAACTACTGCGTTAGATTGGTTCGGTATTAACTTTGTGAATTGTGCAACTATTGGAACTATTAAAGACTATTCTAACTTTGTAATGGGAGATAGTGCCTTTCTTAATTCAAGTGGAATGACATTCAACGGAAGTATTGGAACGATTGCCTTTGGTAACTGTTTATTTGATTGTTCAACGGGTGGGACTGCTATTACATTGGCAAGTACGTTAACCGTTTCAAGACGTTTTAGAATTATATATTCTTCATTTGTTACATTGTCAGGGGAAACATCCATAAACGTTTCAACTTCTGCAACGATTAGCGACGAAAGGTATATTTTAGACACTGTAAATTTTTCGGGTGGCGGCACTTATATTTCTGGAGTTACTCAAACATCTAATAAAACTTTATTTACAAATTGCGTAGGCATAGCGAACACAACTACAAGAGGGTTTTATTATATGGTTAATAATACAACAGACACACCGATAGGAGTAATAAATGTTAATGTTTGGAAAAAAGCATTAGGAACAACAACAGCAGATTCAAACAATTCAAAGTTTACACATACAAACAATAGACTAACTTATACGGGAGCTTTTAATACTTCGTTTTTAGTTACTGTAAATACTGCAGTAAGGTCAGGAGCAAGTAATCAAAACATTAGTATAGGCATAGCCAAAAACGGTACAATATTACCAAATTCAGAAATGACAATTAGAACGTCAACGTCTAATCAAGAACATCCTGGTTCTACTCAATATCAAATTGATTTAGTTACAAATGATTACGTTGAATTATTCGTTAAAAATAGTCAACAAACAGATGTGAGAGTTTCAGATTTAAATTTTTCAGTAGTTAAAATTTTAGTTTAATATATAATAAAAATGGGAAGAAAAAAGAAAACAGAAAGCCTTACAAGTCCACAAGGTGGGAATAGAGGTTGTATATGTGAGGACGGTACATATTCAAAAGAGTGTTGCGATGGAACTTTACAAGCTCAAGGAGTTGGAGCTTTACAACAACATACTATCTCAAACGTTACAAACACGAATGTAGAACGTACAATAACCGTAGCTAGAGGTTAAGTATATATAACAGAGTAATTAACTAAACGTTTAAAGAATAATGAAAGATAAATTAAAAAGCGTTAGAGAGTTTTTAGAGCAAAAATTCAACGTAAAATTAAAGTTAGAACAAATGGAAATTAAATTGGCACAAATGAAACTTGCTGATGGTGTTACTGTTTTGGAATTCGATTCATTAGAGGTTGGAAAAGAAATATTTATTGTTTCTGAAAATGGAAACGTTCCTTTACCTATTGGCGAATACGAATTAGAAGACGGTCAAATGTTGGAAGTTTACGAAGACGGTATCATTGGAGAGGTTGCAGCTAAAGAAGAGGAGAAAGCACCAATGGAGCAGCCAACGGAAGAAGTACCCGTTGAAGCGTCAGTTGAAGCACCACAAACTGCAAAGAAAACAGTTGAAACAGTATCTAAAGAAACGTATTTCTCAGAAATGGAAGAATTAAAGAGAGAAATTACAGAACTTAAAGAACAGTTGAAACTAAAAGAGGAGGTTAAAGAAGTAGTATTGGAAGAAACTCCAAAACCTATTGTTTTTAATCCCGAGAAT